GTAGCATGTTTGGTCTTTTTGTTGGCTGCTTCCTCACCAACTCTGGCGCGCCAATCAGCAAACTTAGCCCGGCTGATAAAGGAAATCACAGAGGTCACTGATGGATAAGTGGTTTGATCATCCACTTGGTAGTAGCGAGTGCCACTCTCCATCAGGCGTTGGAGGTCTCCAAACTTTGACCTAGTATCATGACAATGTGTAAACATTAAAAACCTGCGTTGTGCTTAGCGATGAGATAGTTTCTGACTGTACCTGAACGACAGATATCATCAAGACCCATCTCAATCATTTCCACATCGTCCTTCATAAGTTCGAGGATACGCATGAAATCATGAATACCATTCTTCTCATTGGTACGTGTGAGGTCAGACTGCATCGCATCACCACAGAAGACGATGCGTGTATTCTCACCAACCCTAGTCATTATACTATCAAGTTCATGAAAGTTTAAGTTCTGCATTTCATCAATGATGATGACTGCATTGTCAAGGGTGACACCACGTAGGAACGAGGTGGACCAGAACTTGATAGTCTCTTGTGCTTTCAGTGAACCATAAAGCATTTCAAAGTCATTGTCATTTGCCATCTCGAACATGTATTTCACCATGTTCTTGTATGGGATCTGATAAAGAGATGACTTATCCTCATGGTCACCAGGCAAGAAACCAATCTCTCTGGTGGCCACAAGGGAACGTACGATGTACACGTTGCTGTAACTTGGTGTGACCTTAAGAGTGTCATACAAGGCCTTGTAGAGGGCACAGAAGGTCTTACCAGTACCTGCTGCTCCATAGATGAACAGGTGCTTGCCCTGGTCCCAGGCCTCAAAGATTTTCTTTTGGTTCTCTGTTAAAGGTTCAACCTTTACCATTGCGTCAGTGTTAATAGGCTGACGCTTCTGGGTTTTCTTTCTTGACTTAACTGGCATTAGTATTTCTGTGTGATACTTGGGTTGCGTCGACCTGCTTTCTTCACTTTGTTCATAACATCTTTCCAGCCAGGTTTAGAGCTCATCAGTTTCTGTCTCCAGTCACCGACTTCCACTCCCATTCCTGGGAGTGTGGATGGATCAGAATAGTCACGTTCCCAATCGGGATTGTCTTCTCTCCATTGATCCCAGTCATGGACGCTCATCCTGACTTCTTTTTGTTCGCCAGTTTCTTTGTTGACTACTGGGTAGATTGCCACTCTAATGCCTCCGCGACGTCTGGGAATACTTCTATGAACACCTTCTTGACATTCTCAGCCAGTTCCATGTGCTCTTTCTGAGTACCATTAGCAGTCCTCAGATTTATATAATGGATCCATGAGCGACATGAGCCTGTCATGTAGATCCTGGTAGGTGTGGCCAGGGGCAACACAAAACGTGCACTTTCCTTTGCCACTCCGTTGTCCAACAGGTTATTATACAGAGCCATGCCTTCATCAAAGTAGTCAGCAATCTTCTTGTAATAATCTGTCTTCATACCAGGTGGAAGGTCGTCAATGGAGTTCTGACGATTCTTATCATCCTGTCTCCTCAGATCTGGGATAGGGATTTCCTGGTTCAGAAGTTTGGTGTCAGCATAACGCTGAGAGAACTCTTGATATGTAAAAGAACGGTGACGCAAGACCTGAGCTGCGATACCTCTGTTGGTATTCAACTCCAGAGTCATGGACACCGTTTCAAAGATACTCCAGTGGTTGTGCTTGATGCAGTACTTAAGAAGTCCTGCAGAAGTCCTGAAGTTTTGTTGGTTGTGTGGGTTAGAAACCCTTGCAACATAACTAATAACTTCTTGAGGACCTCGGCCCTCAAGTTCCCCTGCACCTTGGGTACAGGAGATCAAATTCACATTACTCATACCCGAAGCCTTTCTCCTTTCTTCGATGGATCTTTCTAGCTCTCCTCTCTTTTTCGAGAAGAATAACTTGTCTCTCCATGTAAGCAATTTCTTCCTCACTGTAGAGATCTCGTTTCTTTGGATCATGTAGTACCTTATTCACAAGTCTAATCGTTTTCTTTCTGAGTCCCATTAGAGTCCCTCCCAATCGTCGTCGTCGTTGTTCTCATGATAATTGAGCACATCTGAGTAGTCAAGGTTCAACACATAAGATTCTGGGTCAGAATAGATTTCTGATTCAAGTTCATTCGTCAGCTGCTTTAGCTGCTTCAGAAGGTGCCTTAGGTTTTGTTGGTTCATCGCGATCTAAATGCAGTTCAGGGAATGCGTCAATAACGTTTTGCTTGGTGATCTTATAGCGATCAGTTAGCTTACCATCCTTTACAAGGTCGAGCATTGCTGCTTCCTCGGGGTGTAATCCTTCCAACAGCTGCACCCACAGCTGTTCTTTTTTAATCTGTTGGATGCGTGGGCGTGTGGTCCCAGAGCAACCATAATAGACAACGCCTCTAACCTTCTTGGCAATAAACTTATCAATGAAACGGTGTTCAGTGAATAGTCTTTGATGGTCAACACCCTTAGGTCTTTCTGTTGGAGTGAATGGTGTCTTACCTGCTGGGAACATAAACTTAATGTTCTTGGCAAAGTTACAAAGGAGTACCTTTGTCAGTGCAGGAGACTTGTATTCTCTAAGGATCTTAACTTTTTCTGCCTTGGTCTTGGCGTTTGATACGCGCTGCAGTACCTCAGAGATAAGTGTCTTTGGGACTGGCAGCTTTGGGGTTGCTGGTCTAGCCATGTTTACGAAAATTCCTCAATCAAATCTTGAATGTCGTTGTCAATAAAATACTCTAACTTAAGTGACTGAGATGGTTTGCTCCTCGAATAAGAGGAGATGATTCTTTCCACCACAGGTGTTGGAATTTTACTGAAGTCAATAAGCTCAGAGTTTCTTTTCCAGTTGCGAAGACGAATAAAATTTGTGAATTCATCGGGTTTCATGCTCGCCAGAGAAGTAATCTTCTCTTTACTCATCTTCTTTTGTGGCTTACCAGTAACGATTGCATCGTCACAGGTAAGAATGTTGGGGATGCCATCGGAGCGGTCACCACGAATGATGTGCTCTTGAAGGAATCCAACTGGATCAGAGTTCTCAATCCACCGATTACGAATGGGATCATACTGTTTCACAAGTGGGTACTTATGAAGTTGAATGAAGTCCTTGTCAGCGGACAGAATAAGAATAGGTTCGGGTTGTGTTGAACGAAGGTTCATTCTCACAAGTGAGGCAATGACGTCGTCAGCTTCAGCACCCTGAACCTGAATGACATGGTAAGGGAAATTACTCCTTACCTCATCCCTAATCTTATTTAGTACGGAAAACACCTTGTCCCAGTCATACTTAGAGTTCTCGCGCTCTTTCTTGCGGTTCTGTTTGTAATAAGGGAAGATTTGACGCCGCCAGTAGTCCTTGTCATCATAACAAAGAACCATTTTACCGTACTCATCACCAAACCTCTTGGCAATACGCGCAAGAACACGAATGATTGACCGTCTTACAGTGTCAATGTTAATTTCATTTTCAATCTTATGCCTTACCATCAGATGGCTGATGGCAATCTGGTTAGCATCTATTAAAATCATGGGGGTTACCCTGGTCGCTGATCTTATTATGGCACAAAAAAAGACGCTTGTCAAGCGCCTTCTTCAAGTATGTCATCTGGGTCAAACTCATCAGGATCATAGTCAGCATCAAAGTTTACAACTGTGTACTCTCCTCTGTCTAGCTTCCCATCACTGTCAAAGATCTCAGGATGTGGGTTCTTCTCAAACAACTCCTCATAGTGGTGCCTGGTCTTATCCATAAAAGCCATGAACCTTTCTGCTGCTAGCCACCCAACGACGATTCCAAGGATGAGGGTGACCTGCGACGCGATGATCGTTGCTGGTGCCATTTCTTTCTCCTATTGACTACTGAAAAACTGATCCTGAACTCCTTATTAAACAAGGAGAACCTTAGTCTGTGTCCGAATACCTCCTGCTGCTGATCATTCTGTTTTGGTTGGGGAATCATTGCCTGAAAACCCCTGTTGATACCTATCATACAAAGTTGTTCTCCATCATATACCTGACTGTATCCTTCATCCCTCCAATGTTTTTATTATTTAACAAGACCTGTGGGAACGTAGAGTTGTAGCCAAACTTGTCAATGAACTCATCCCTTGTGAAGTCCTGGTCCAGTGTGAACTTTTCATACTCTAGTTCTTTGGAGTCCATGAACTCTGTCAGTCTATCGCAGAACCCACAATTGCTCTTGCTGTAGACGTAAAACTTTTCTGACATAAAAATAGGGGTGATGTCTTACCCCTAATTATAAACTATTCAGTTGTTGATTTTAATCTACTAGAGGGTAGGAACTACCTTCTCCACCGACTTAAACAATGTGACAATCATTGTGATGGAGAGGACAGTGAAAAATAGTTCAGTCATTCGTTGCCTTGTTGTGTAATAAGTGCTGCGATTATCACGGTACACATCATTAATAGAGCCGTACCGAGCAACCACATCACCAGATACCAGGAATAACTTGTCCTGTGGTGGCATAAGCACCCAGTGCTGCCATGACGCCAAGCATTGCTGCCCAGCCATTGATACGTTCAGATTTTTCGTTCATTAGAATACTCCAAAGATAAGGTTTCCAGTCAGTGCATAAGAAATCATACCAGCTACGAAGCCGAGCATGGCAACGCGTCCGTTAAGCTTCTCAGCTTTTTCATTGTGTGTCTCGATACCGTACTTGTCGAGATCCTCTTTAGTCATGTACATGGTAGGCTCAGTGGCCCACATGTTCTGTTGACCACGGTCGTTAGTTGTTACAGTCATTTCTCTAAATTTCAGGACTGTGCCCCTAACCTAAGTGGTGCGAGGGGTGGGCACTGTCTTTATGTTTTCTTTATTATTTAGTACGCTGATGGATATTAATACCCATATGTGTGTTAAATGTTACACTTAAGATTGGAACCACCAGTGTTGTCAATGCGATTAGGCCACCCATCAGATAGTTTCTGATGGGTGGCATACTATGGCCATCGTCGTTCATCGTGGATTGAAAAAGTCTACTGTGTTGATAACATCACGAAGGTCACGACGAATTGGATAGTGTTCCAAACATTTCTTTGCCCTGTCTCTGAGTGCCTTGGGTATGGCGGGGACCTTCTTGGGGTCTATAAGATGAGACAGAAGCTTGTAGGTCTCCTTAAGGGAGTAATACTCCTCAGTCGTCATAAACTCTACACTGAGGAGCATCTGGATGGGTGTCACAAAAGACATCCAGGACCTTGTCCTTGTGTCTTTCGTGCCAGTCGTTGACCTTTCCTTCAGATTCAGTGGTTTCGTCCTCCTCATGGTCTACTAGACCATGGAAGTCCACCTCATACTCTTTGTACTTGTCGTTGGGGTCTTGTTTGAGTGTCATTTTTTGTACACCTGTTCTTTAGTGAACTCTGCTGGGACTGCCCTACCAAACATGTCAAGTTGTCCCAAGATTTTGTTGCCTTGAAGTGATACTACTTCACACTTGTACCCTGCAAAGGGTCCATCAATGACATCAAGGATGTCACCTTCAACATAATCATTTAGTACATTTTGTTTGACCTCAATGTGGGCGTCATCTACACGATCAAAGATGTTCTTAACCTCATGAGGCTTCATCATGCGTGGCTTCTTCTTATTCATACCAGCGAAGCCAAGGACGTTAAATGTGTCGTTGATCGTCTCTTGGGTGAAGGCAGGGAACACGTGCTTGACGTTTCCGAGCTCATCTTCAATGCGCTCTTGCTTAACCTGCACCAGGATGTATCCTGGCAGTAGGTTTTGCTTGACAACACGACGCTTTCCGTCCTTAGTAAACTTCATGGTAGAAGCCACGGGCACCTCGACGTCCTGGATGAAGCGGTCCTCAAGGGTCACACGCCTTGCCAGCAGGTCGGCACGCGCTTTCTTTTCACACCCTGCAGCGACCTGCACGCAGTACCAGTTCTTGTAGTCCATCAATAAACGTCCTCGTATAGGCAGTCCAGTACTGTATCATAGTCTGAATTAGAGTCACCTGTAAAGATGACACCCAAGTCTTTGTAATATTTGTAAATCTTCTTGTACAATTTGTGATTGGTTCGGAGATCCACATCTCCATTGATTGCCTCCCTAATGACTGGGAGGTGTGTGCTGAACTTATGTTCGATTGTTGTTGCCATTATCAGGGGTTGGGTTGATGAAGCCAGTCAGGTCGTCTGTCTGGGATTCTGAGGTAATTATAATACACCCAGGGTTTTGTGTTTAGATACTGACGATACGCAGACACGTCGTCAATATCTTTGTTGTATTTAATATCTTCAGGCATGGCACGTGCGAATCCATCTACTGTTTGGTAGATGGTAATGGGGGCATCCATCTTACGATGAAACAGTTTTTTGACATTAAACAGTGACTTGGTAAGTCCATGCTGCTTTCCATAACGGATGTTGAACTCATCACACAGACCAAGACCATGTTGAATGAGCCAGGCACAGTTCTCAATCTTGTCTGCAGCCCACTGTGTGCAAGGGTGGTTCTTGAAGGCACCTTTCTTAGTCAGGAAGGGAGTGCCATCCACCTTAGACACAGTACCAATGTCCCAGTAGTGATGGGAGAAGACAATAGAAAGCATCTGTGCTGACTCAAGTATCATCTTGGTGACATGTTTGTCAGGCAAGAGACGCGCAGCGTTGATTGGGTTGGTATCAACGACAAAAATATTCACTGGCACATAGTGTAGATAGTTTATTATGGCATAAAAAAGAGACCCTGTCAAGGGTCTCAGTGATCAGCCTTCTCTGTTTCTAATGGCTGTGCTGACTTGTTCCAGGAGTTGGTCGTCCATGTCAGTCTTGGTGAGCTTGACTGCCTTACCAAGAATTTCAAGGCAAATCTCAATCAGTTTTTCCCCAAGTTCAGCGTCGTCGGGGATGTTGGCAACAACCTTATGGATGATGCTGCCAGCAAAGGGTAGTAGGAAGCTCATTGTGATGATGATAACTAACTTATTTATTATGGAAGGTCAGGGAGGGTTGTGAAGTCGTAAGGGAGAACCTTAC